CTGCGCTAATCGTCACCGTGCTGATCAGCGTTGCCGAGTGGGTGAAGGGCGGGAAGATGCCGGGGTGGATAAGCGCGGCTCTCGGCTGGGCACGCCACGCGCTTAGCCGTCCTGGCTCTGGAGGTGGCAATGGGTAGCATCATCGTTGCTGTTGCACCGGACTACTGGACGCTTGTCGCTGCCGCGATCTGCGCAGCGATCAGCGCCAGGATTGTCGCGTGGCGCCCGCAGCCAGGCCAGCAGTACAAGCTCGGACATTCCCTGCTCGCTTGGCTGATGGCTGCCGCCTCGGGTGGCTACTCGCTGTCGGTAGGCCTGTCCGTTCTCTACTTGCGGGCCGTGGCACCGGTGTCGCCGATGCTGGTGTTCATCCTTCTAGTGGTCATGGCTCAGGTGTACCGGGCGCGTGGCAACGTTGCCTCCTTTATTCGGGTGAACTGGGGGTGAGTTGTGAGCGTAAAGGTGACGTTCACCGGCCTGCGTGAGCGCCTGCAGACCCTGGATCGCCTGGAGCGTGAGCAGCTGCCTTTCGCTGCAGCCCTTGCACTGACGCGCACTGCGCAGGAGGTGCAAAAGGGCGTCCGCGATGAGATGGAAACGGTATTCGATAGGCCAACCCGGGCCACGCTCAATAGCCTGTTCATCCAGCCAGCCACCAAGGACAAGATGGAGGCGAGGGTGTGGATCAAGGATGGCCGCAGCACCAACGGTGCCGGCAACCTGGTGGGGCAGGAAGGGCAGTGGGGCCAAGGCCGCGCTGCATCCACCTGGCTGACGCCGCAGATCTACGGTGGTGGGCGAGGTGATAAGGGCTTCGAGAAGATGCTGCGCCGTCGTGGTGTGCTCGGCTCGGGCCAGTACGTGGTGCCAGGCGAGAAGCTGGACCTGGACCAGTACGGCAACGTAGGGAAAGGCAGGCTGACCAAGATGCTGTCGGGCGCTCAGCTATTCACGCAGGAAGGCTACAACGCCAACGCCACTGATAGTCGCCGCTCCATGCGCAAGGGCAACCGTCGCTACTTCCTGATCAGGAAGGGCAGCAGGCCCATAGGCATTGCCGAGCGCCTTGGCTATGGCAGGGGTAGTAGGAACAACATCCGCCTCGTCCTGGCCTTCGTGCGGCGTCCGTCGTACAGCAAGCGTCTCGACTTCTTCGGTGTTGCTGAGCGTATCGCTGAGGATCAATTGCCCATTCAGTTCGAGCTGGCCATGGCCCGCGCCCTCGGGACGCGCCGCCGTTGATGCACCAGCATGGGGCATTTTGGGTCCTCCCAGGGTGGGGGTGCCTGGAGGGTAATTCGAGCCCCGCGCGCCAAATATGTATGACCCATTTCCGGAGGTTGGTTGTTGTTTAGTCATGGCCAAGAACGAAACAACCAGGCAGCCGGGATGGTTGAACAAATCCGAGATGGCGAAGTCGCTCGGCATTTCCCCGCAAGCCTTTGATAAATGGGGCGTTGAGCCTGTAGCCAAGATTGGTCGTGAGGCCTTCTTTCGGGTGCAGGATGTGGTGCAAAACCGCATCGAGCACGCAGCGCGGAAACAACAACCAGAGGGGGCTGATGGCGAAGCTGTCGATCCGCTCGCCGATCACAAGCTGACACTTGAGCGCATTCGACTGACGGCAGCCCAGGCCGACGCCCAAGAGAAGAAAAACCGGGTTGCCGAGAAAGAGCTGGTACCGGTCGCATTCGCCACCTTTGCCCTGGCTCGGATCGCCGCGCAGATCGGCTCCAAGCTGGAAACCGTCTGCAAGACAGTGAGCCGCCGCCACCCTGAACTTGACGCCCGGATCCTTGAGAGCTTCGAGCGGGAGATTGCCATGGCCCGCAACATCGCCGCGCAGTTCGGCGACGACCTACCGGGAATCCTCGATGAGTACCTATCAACCCTGGACACTTGACCTAGCAAAGGCGGTCAAGCTCGGGTTGCAGGCGCTGTACAAAGAACCGCCGATGACGGCGGTCGAGTGGGCAGATAAGCATTTCTACATGTCGGCCGAGTCCTCGTACAACGAGGGCAAGTGGCAGACGGCACCGTTTCAGGTGGCGATCCTCAACGCGATGGGCAACGACCTAATCAAGGTCGTCAACTTCGTGAAGTCGGCGCGGATCGGTTACACCAAGCTGCTGATGGCCAACATCGGCTACAAGATCCAGCATAAGCGCCGCAACGTCATGATGTGGTCGCCGACCGACCCTGACGCCGAGGACATCAGCAAACAGCACGTCAACGGCCTGATCCGTGACGTGCCGGTGTTGCTGGCCCTGGCGCCCTGGTTTGGGCGCAAACACAGCGACAACACGCTGGATAACAAGGTTTTCTCCAACCGCCGCAATCTCTGGATTCGCGGCGGCAAGGCCGCTCGGAACTACCGGGAGAAGTCGGCCGACGAAGTGATCTACGACGAGCTTTCGAAGTTCGACGCCAACGTCGAGGGCGAAGGCTCGCCGACCTTCCTGGGTGACAAGCGCCTCAATGGCGCGGTCTACCCGAAGTCGACCCGAGGATCTACGCCAGGTCGTGAAGGCTACTGCCAGATTACCAAGGCGGCCGAGGAATCGCCGATCAGGCTGCGCTTCCATGTGCCGTGCCCGCACTGCCGCAAAGAGCAGGTGTTGAAGTGGGGCGGTAAGGATTGCGAGCACGGTCTGAAGTGGGAGAAGAACGACCGCAACGAAGCGGTGAAGGCCTGGTACAGCTGCGAGCACTGCGCCTGCATCTTCTTCCATCAGGATATGGTCGCCGCTCAGTCGGCAGGCCGCTGGATCTGCGAGGCGACCGGCATCTGGACGCGCGATGCAATGGAGTGGTTTGGCCCCGACAACGAGCCGACCAGCACGCCGCGATCCATCTCGTTCTACTGCTGGGCGATTTACAGCACCTGGGTGACCTGGCTGTCGCTCGTGGATGAGTGGCTGGTTGTCGGTAGCGACCGGGAAAAGCTGATCACCTTCATCAACACCACGCGCGGCGAGGTATGGATTGAGGATCAGGGCGAGCGCGTCGAGTGGGAAAACCTATACGGCCGTCGCGAAATCTACCCGTGCACCGACCGCGTGCCGGAGCAAACGCTGGGCATCTTCGTCGGCATCGATACCCAGGATGACCGCTATGAGCTTCGGTTCTGGGCTGTCGGTGCTGGCGAGGAGTTTTGGCTGATCCGAAAGACCGTCCTTACCGGTAACCCAGATAGCGCCGAGCTCCGGCGCCAGGTGGGTGCCGAACTCAACCGGGAGTTCAAGCGGCCAGACGGGACGCCGATGCGAGTTGAGCGCGCCTGCTGGGATGCCGGTGGTCACCACTCTGACGTGGTGGCGGAAGAGAGCATCAAGCATGGCGTGCGCTGGGTGGTGCCGATTTTCGGTGCCAGCAGCTACGGCAAGCCCATCGCCAACTTCCCGAAGCGCCGCAAAAACAAGATCTACAAGACCGAGGTCGGTACCGATAACGCCAAGGAGCTGATTTACGGCCGCCTCAACATCGAGGTTCCGCAACCCTGGGTGTCGACGCCCGGGTGCATCCACTTGCCGCTGATCGACTGGTGCGACGAGGACGAGCTGAAACAACTCACCGCCGAGCGCAAGAAGCCGGTGATGGTGAAGGGTAAGCGCGAACTTCGGTGGGATCCGGGCGGCCGCCGCAACGAGGGGCTCGACTGCCTGGTGTATGCCCTGGCCGCGCTGCGGATCAGTCAGCAGCGTTTCGGCTTCGACCTCGACGCCCTGGAGGCTGCCCGCCAGGCCGCAGCCAAGCCGGTGGCCGCCGAGGTGATAGACAAACAGACCCCCAATCAATCCGCGCAGGAGGTGACCAACGCCTTCCTGAGCACAACAGGTGGTAGTCCATGGCTATGAACCTTGAGCAGGCGCGAGCGATCCTGCAGCGCTACGTCGACGCCGAGCAGGAGGTGCTGCTGGGCAAGTCCACTTCGTTCGGTGGTCGCACCCTGACCATGGTCGATCTCGGCGAGATTCGCCGCGGCCGGCAGGAATGGGAGCGCAAGGTGCAGAGCCTTGAGCGATTGGCTGGTGGGCAATCCCGCCCGTACAAGCTGGCGACCTTCGAATGAACTGGATTGATCGGCTGTTGGCGCCCCTGGCGCCTGGCTTCGTCGCTCAGCGCATGCGTCACTACTCGGTGATTCGTGCTTATGAGGCGGCCAAGCCATCTCGCACCCACAAGGCCAAGGGTGAGGCGCGTTCCGCTGACGCGGCGCTACAGGCTGCCGGCCGCTCGTTGCGCGAGCAGTGCCGGTGGTTGGACGAGAACCACGACATCGTTACCGGATTGTTCGACCGTCTGGAGGAGCGGGTAGTGGGCGGTGCCGGTATCGGTGTTGAACCCCTGGTGCTGACCCTTGCCGGTGATGTGCATCTGGAGTTCAACGCCCAGATCAAGAGCGCATGGGCCGAGTGGTCGTTGCTGCCGGAGACTTCCGGCGAGCTGACACGTCCGCAGATGGAGCGTTTGGTGGCCCGCACCTGGCTACGCGATGGCGAAGGCCTCGCGCAAAAGATCATGGGACCGGTGGCCAACTACCGGCACCTGACGCTCGTGCCGTTCGCGCTCGAGCTGCTGGAGCCGGATTACCTACCGTTTGAGTACAACGACACGTCGAAGGGGATCATCCAGGGCATCGAGCGTGACACCTGGCGCCGCATTCGTGCCTATCACTTGCTCAAGGCACACCCCGGTGACCTTGGGCACGGGATCTACCAGAGCACCAAGCGCGTCGACGCTGATCGCGTTATCCACATCGCCAACCGCAAGCGCATCGGTCAGAACCGTGGCGTGCCGCTGCTGCATGCCGCATTGACCCGCCTGGCAGACCTGAAGGACTACGAGGAAAGCGAGCGCATTGCGGCACGTATCGCGGCGGCGATGGCCTTCTACATCAAGAAGGGCGAAGCGCACGAGTACGACGACAAGAAAGCCCCTGAAAGCAAGCGCGGCTCGTTCCCCATTGCACCGGGGATGATCTTCGATGATCTGCAGCCAGGTGAAGACCTGGCCATGTTCGAGAGCAATCGGCCGAACCCGATGCTGGAGGGCTACCGCAACGGCA